ATCCCTAACAAGGCCACAAGACTCAATGGGTCCATATTAAAACTATGCTAGATTTTAAAAATTACTTATACCTACGCTCAAAAAGAACGTTCTGGACATCCGCGCGACTGCTCGTCGGATCCCATGATCGGGACCGAAGGGGAACCGAGCAGGACATGTCCTTGGAAGGGAAGTCAAACGCCCGACCCGCGTAGCCCTTCTTGAAGAAGGTGGTGGACTGAGGTCGGAGCATGTCCTCGACCATAATAAGATTGCCCGGAGCACCCTTGCCCGCCATGTAGGGAGCGGTACCGTAGATGGGCGTGGAGGCGCGACCCGAACCGGCGTAGTTGAGGTTGCTGACCACTGGAGGCGCCATCACGTGATCGTAGGCACAATCCACCGGGAGACTCTCGGCATCCAAAAGAACCTTCGATGTGTTGAGCTGATAAGCCATATTACTATCACCAGAGATTTTAAGTGCTGCCAGTGCGTCCGCCATTTCCACCGAAAGAGCCTCTGAGTTGCTGAAGTTCGGGCATCCTGGACTGACCGAACATTGAGGCGTCGTCGGGGTAGCACGCCATGCCATCGTCCCTGCAGACCTTGTTCATCATGGGACCGTAGGCGGAGCGAAGGAATGCACTCTGATCGTTGGGGATGGTCGTGGAAGGCATGCTGTAAAATGAGCGGAACGCTTGGTTGCGGCTCGAATAGACATCAGCCTGATCCGTTGGCGTAGATTCATTCAGGAACTTCTTGACCTTATCCTTGACAGTCGGGTAGTAGCAGGCAGCCGGGCGCTTGGGATTGTCGATGTAATCGGTTATCAGAACATTCGCCATGGGATTCTCCTTGGTCGGTTGTTCGCATGACTGTCCTGGAGTGACTGCACTGAAACGCTTTCCTTCCTCCTCGAATGAAGCGGGTCTCATTGCCTCCTTTATACCTCCCGCCAGAAGCATGGAGGCCATGACCATGATAACCGTGAGACCCAGGTAAATAACCCTGATGTCGCGATTAATGACGTAAAGAATCGCCATGGTGTAGAGGATGAACCTCGTGGCGGCATTGAGCCTCTCCACAGGGGTCTGCTTAGCCAAAGGCCAAAAGATCAGCACCTTGTTCTTGGCAAACAGGTGCGATGGATTTCTAAACCACGGTTGTTCCATTCTTATTTATTGACTAGTTAATTTTTTCACTGAGGTGGCTGAAGAATCTTGCTCAGGTTTCCCATGAGCGGACCGAGGGCGCTCATAATCTTGTTCTCGTCGAGGCCACCCTGACCGTCACCGAACTGCTCCTCGACCTTTGAAGTCATTTCCTGCATCATCTCAGGCTTCAGTAGATTTCCAAGAAGACCAGCAAGGGGATTTTCCTCGCCATCGTCACCCTGGGGTGCAAACATTTGGTTAATCTTTTCCGGTGAAAAGTCCATCTGCGTGTGTCGAGATTCCTGGATCTCCTCGTCGCTTACATTGTTTCCGAGGACATAGAGACCCTGGACGTACTGCCAGATAGCTGACCGACTAGCGTCCGAAAGTTCGGACTTCCACATGGACTCCAGATCCAATGTCTTGAGTATTCCGTAACTCCGCGAAAGCTCCTCGAAAATCTTCTCGTCCTGATTGCGAATGAGATCCTCGTGGGGTTTCACATTCTTCATGAACGTTTCCAGGCACACACCGGGATCCTTCTTGATCAGCATACTGACCGTATTTCTGTAGGTCTTCACAATGGTGTTCTCTGGGAACGTGTGAGCCAACTCATCCACAAACTGCAACAGAAGTTCGTTAAATGTATCTACGCTGGCCATTTCGTACTATTTAAAAGGAGTAAAATCTTTAACTACATACCGCGACTGACTTCCGGAAAGGGAGTCTCGTAAATCTCTTCGCGCTGCGAGATGCCAAAGAACACGATGGCACCCACCAGAATGGCGTTCAAGATCGCTGGCTTGATCATGTCCGCATTCCTGGGAGGAGCCTCGCGATTGAGACGAGCCACCAACTGGATATATACCATTGTAACAATTGCACCAACCAAAGCAGCGATCAAAGGATTTTTAAGTGAATCACTGATCATTATTACATAAAGCAGATTTTAGTATGTTTAACGGTTCGCACTTGGGTTGATAGAAAAATCTTCTTCTTCTTCCTCCTCACTCGGTGATGGTATGGGTGCCCTCCGTGCGATATTGTCTCTGAACGTGAAACTCTTTGTCTCGGTCTCCTGAGGCGGTTCCATCTCCGGCTCCTCGGATTCCATTTCAGGCACCGGTTCTGGTTCCTGTTCTGGTTCGGGTTCTTCATATGATTCATTCTCAACGGGAATCTCTCCCCCACCTGGAAACATCTCCGGCTCCTCTTCCATTGCCTCGGGCTCGGGCTCGATGGTCTCACCGTTCATGACGTCCACTGCATTCTTGTTAAGGTAGGTTTTGAGAATCTGGTTGATCGGAAGCATCTCCTTGACCGTCTCCTCGACCACCCCTTCCATCCGCTTGATAAGATCCTTGCGACGGTCGGTCCTGCTCACGACTTCCTGATAGATGTAAGGATCCTCGTAGATCCGCTTGGCAACATTGGTGTAGACGCCCAAAACGAATACGTCGTTGGCGGGAATCTTGAGTGACACCTTGCGCGAGTCCTTGGAAAGGCGAACCGAAGAAATGATTTTGACCGTGGCGACAAAGACAGCCGCTGTCATCTCGTCCAGGCACCCACCGCACCGGTCCACGCACTTGCCCACTTCAGTATCTATCTGATAGTTGTTCCACTGGGGGATCTTGGCAAGTTTCTCCTGAAACATCTTGAGTGTATTGCGACCCTGTGTCTCCACCTTGGATTCGGCGTAGAGGGAGTCCATGCAGTCCAGTGCACTCGGGAGAATGGTGGACGAAAGCTGATTTAGGAGCTCCTTCTTGGCTTCTACGAGCACGTTAAGGTTATTGTCCATAGTTACTGATAAAATGCATTTAAATCAACGATATTTGTCCGCGGCTTTTTTCAGATTTGCCAGGGACGCAAATTCATTCTCAGGTTCTCTTGGTTTTGCCTTGGGTTTTGCCTTGGATTTTGATCTTGGATACCAGGAAACAAATAACTGACCATTCTCGTAAAGTTGCGTGAAGAAACCTCCATTTGAAAACTGTCTCTCCACGTATTGTGCGGCCTTGTTCACGTCGAACGTGGGAAATCCTATAAGGAACGAAGGCACCTGAATCCAAGTTTCGTGCAGGCCAAGATCGGCAACCTGTCTCACCTTGGCGCTGGCGCGTTCGTAGAGCTCCATATAGAGTTTCTTTTTTAGTTCCCTCTTTCGGTAGTCGATTTGTTGTACTTCATCTACCCTAAGAGGCATATCTAATAATCTTTGAGTTTTTACTAACGCAAATAAGGCGTGACTGGAGGATTGAATTGACCCACATCTGCCACGGCAGTAGATTCATAGGCATGGAAACTCTCGCCCCACTTGTCCTTGATCGCCTTCTCCGCGAGGGCAAGGGCACTCTTGTTCGGAATGTTAGCATTGGCGATGGTGTCATAGGGCATCCATTCGCCCACCTGAAGTTGATCCCTGAAAGCCTTAATCGGTTCGCCGTCCTTGAGGGGCTGACTGGTTATGCCCTGGATCTTGATACCATCCTCGTCGCCGATGGCAATCACGTCCACCTCAGTTCCGTAGAATCGCTCGGTCTCCAATAGGAGGAATCGGCATCTGTAAGTCGCAGGAACATTGTCCGGAACGGTGGCGTAATCCTGGTCGCGCTTGAGTTGATCAAGATAATTGATCAGGGAAGTACGAGCCAACTGTTCCTGTTCAGTTCCATCGCCATCCCGGGTGAGCACGGCATCCTTGTCGCGGGCTTGAAGGAACTTGACGTATGAATCATAGACATCCGGGCGCTTCGTTTTGAGTTCGTTGATCTTGTCGGGGGTATCGAATACCTGAATGAACACTGTCTCGATGGGGAACATCTTGAGACCCTTGGTGTCGAAGATTTCCTGTACGGTGGCGTCAATGATTTTCTTTATCATCTGTGCCTTGACGGCAACGTCTTCGACAGGATTTCCCGTAATCTCGAGATTTCCCTCTGTAATCACACCAGATACCTCCGGACGAAACCCAGCAAATCCTCGATCCCACTTGAGACCCTCACGATTCGTCAGGAAATACCCAGCAATCGCGACTGCCAGCACGATGAGAAATATAGTCTGCATACGCATCTTATATAATGGTGCGAAATTATATCGCCTGATAAATTCATCGACCCTTTTAAAGAAGCATGTTTGCGATCATGCTGTACAGTCCACGATGTCAACATTGCCTTGAGATTTTCAAATTGTTAGATCAGTGTCCCATTAAGGAACAAATCAAGTATCAAAATATTCACGAAGAACCAATCCCGGAAGACTACCGAAAGGTGTTGACCCACGTGCCGGCACTGATCACCAAGGATGGTCGCCCCCTGATGGGTTCGGAAGTGAAGCAGTGGGTTCTTTCAATGATGCCATCAGAAATTGAGTCCTTCGATCATTCGGCATTTGCTTCCTTTGATGGAAACGTCAATAGCGCACCTGGTCTCTTTGAACTTGAATCCTACGGCGCCCCACTGGCACCTCCGATGACCCCAGAGTTGGAAGCCAAGATAAACAAGAAAACCACCAGTAACTAAATGATCACTAGACCAGAAGAAGTTCCCAAATCTCTCGGAAATGTCTATTCCTATAAACAAGGTTACAATTCATGGAAAGAGTTTATGTCAGTCCGTGGAGAGACGGGGTTCAAGCAATTCCTTAATGATCTTTATGCGCGCGACTTAAAGATTTCACGCACTCAATCTAGTAAATGTTCTTGAAAACGATTCAAGCATCCGCATTTAAAAACATCTTTGAGGTCCTCAAGGACATCCTCAACGATGTTAATGTATCTTTTAGCAAAAAAGGAATTCACATGTTGACTCTGGACAATGCCCGCACGGCAATGGTGGAACTATTTCTGGACGCCAATCAGTTCGAGGAATATTCATGTGAGAACGAGATTATCGTCGGGATCAATACCACCAATGTTTTTAGGGTTCTCAAGTCCGTCACAACAAATGATGTCTTGATTATGAAGATAGAGGAAGATCACGTGCTCAACATTTCCATCGAGAACAGCGGAAAGAAGAGTCGAAGTCATTTTAGTCTTAGACTGTTGGACATAAATGACGAGATGTTCGATGCTCCCAACCTACCCGTGATAAGCATCACAACATTCCAGACTGTGGACTTCCAACGACTCTGTAGAGATATTTCACACATTGGTTCTGAACTTTCTATCGAGCGTTCCTACAAGAAGGTCGGCTTCAGATGTATTGGCGACTTTGCGGAACAGTACACAGAGTACGATATCGATTCGGATACCACCGAGTTTGGGTCCATGAAAGATACGTTTTCTTTGAAGTATTTGAACTTGTTCACTAAGGCCACTTCAATGTGTTCAAACATGAAACTTCTCCACCACGGAGAGGAAATGCCTCTCGTCCTGGAGTACAAGGTTACTTCTCTAGGTGAACTCAGATTCTACTTGGCGCCAAAGTCTGAGGAGTAAGAAGTTCGTCCTTCTTGATAATGATCGTCTTACCAAACATATAGACACGCCATTCATCCGGCACCTCTTCGTTAGCATCAAATAGATCCATCATACGGATGTCTTTGACGTTGTGAAAGTCCGATCGCGGTCCGGCGTAGCGAAGGAAGCGAGCCGTGTCCCACATGATCACTTCGCTATTTTCCATGACGGCCTCGACCTTCTGGATCATGATGGGACCCTTCATCCTGGGCTCTTCCTCTTCTTCGATGTAATCGACCTTTCGCCAAGGATCCCTTGTCACCAACGAATAAGGAGCGCCACGGTAGGTATACTCCTGTTCGTACCGAATGTTCTCGACACACTCAGGCTTCTTCCTCCTAAGAACATATATAGCGTCCCTGAAGTCGGGATAGTAACACATGCTATAGACGTTCCCGGAGTTCATCAAGGGCCAGCCCTCCATAATCCTCTTCCACTCGGCCGTGGGAAACAGACAGTCCTTTTTGGTATTGATATCGTAAATCATTTTCAGGGGCATCGTGATACGGTAAGGATTCTCGTTATACCACCATCCGATCAACTTGACCATAAAATTATACATTTAAAGTTATAGTGATATTTTTCTTTAAATGAGTTTACTTGAAAGATATAATACGAAGATCAAAGAATATGAAAATGATCAAATGTCTTTACACAACTACATAACCATGTCGGCACCTTTCATAAAAAGATACCAAGAAGAAAATTGTCGGCGCGATATTTTTCTGGAATACATGCGCGTCGTGGAAAAAGATGTAACGGCTGCTAATGACACAGACTTTGTCGATACAAATACGGTTTCTGTAGATAGATGCAACGAATGCAATTCGGCAAATGTTTATGAAAATGATAATGAAGGAGAAATCGTGTGCCTGGACTGTGGTGCGTGTGAAAAATACATATCCACGAGATTGTCCTATCAAGACGAGCAGGACATTTCGAAGAATACGCAATACTCGTATAAACGTCAGAATCACTTCAATGAATGGGTTCAGCAATTTCAAGGCAAGGAGACCGCAAACATCCCAGACGACCTAATCGAACAACTGAGATACGAACTCAAGAAACAGCGCATAGAACAGGTTTCAAAGATCACCCACGCCAAAGTCAGGGGACTCCTGAAAAAATTGCGTCAAAATAAATACTATGAACACATTCCTTACATCGCAAATATTCTCACAGGCGTCAGACCACCGGAGATGCCACCGGCACTTGAAGAGCGTCTTAGACTAATGTTTAACGAAATCCAGGAACCGTTTGATCAGGTGTGTCCCAAGGACCGCAAGAACTTCCTCTCATATCCTTACGTACTCTACAAGTTTTGCGAACTTCTAGGCGAGGATCAATATTTACCTTATTTTCCACTACTGAAGTCCAAGGAAAAACTCACCCAACAGGACATAATCTGGAGAGCCATGTGCAAGATACTTCGGTATGAATTTATTCCTACTGTATAACAAGTAAGGATATGTCGTCCTCAATGAGACTGAATGATGGAATCTCACTCAACAAAATTAATCCTTTCGCGGATCCCATGGAGTTCACTCCCGGCGTTCCTCTCGGTGGTGCCTATAAGACGGTCTATGCACCATCCAAGGAGCCGCAGGTGGCGCTCGTGAATGAGGTTCGCCCGGTCGGCGATGCCCTTGGGGGTGCCATTGCGCCTCAGGACCTCGAGCCTAGCCAAGGATGCGAGAAGACTATCGCGGCGGGGTGGAGGACTCCCTATTACTGCACACCAGGTTCTCAGGACTATCCCCTGAACCGCAAGTCGGTGCCCGAACGCATCTACTCGCTGCCTCCTTGGCTGAACGTCGCCACGACCAAGAAGGATAACATCCTCATGGGGACCGAAGGGATGAGCGGAGGCATGGATGCCGCCAACCTTGCGGGAAACGCGGCGGCTGCTATCCTCTTAGCCCTCAGTGTAATGACACTACTCAAATTTTTGTAATTTTCTCACTTTCAATTTTAGGGTTTAGTTGTTTTAGTTCTTCTTTTGTGGACTGAATTTTATTCAGGATACCTGAACACTCGTGATTCTCTAACTGAATACAACTGGTGCACAGCGACTTGAGATCGCACCAAGAACAGGGGATGCACACGAGACCCTTCTTCTTACATTGAACACATCTCATATTAAAGAAGAGTTGCGCTTTCTTTTTAAATATGGAGACCAAAAACTTTCGAACGTTCCTCG